CGTTTATATTTCTCAGTGGTTGCAAAGAATGCTGCATGAGGTCCTCCAAAACCCATAGGAACTCCAAACCTCTGCATACTACCAACTGCAATATCAAATCCTAACTCACCTACAGGTTGCATCAACACTTGTGCCAAAGGATCTACAATAGCAATCTTAGTACCATCAAAGTACTTGGGTGTATATTTTATCTGACCATGATTATTAGGAAACTGATGAATGATTGCAAAGGCATCTGTATAATCCTCAATAGATAAAGGTAAACTTGTATCAACTGTAAGAATTTTAATGCCTAATGGTTTTGCTCTGGTCTGTAATACCTTAAGTGTCTGAGGAAATACCTTACTATCAACAAGAAATAAATTCTTTTTAGATGCATTGTACGCAAGTATCATTGCTTCTGCTGCTGCAGTTCCTTCATCTAATAAGGATGCATTCGTTATTGGTAGTCCTGTAAGTTCTGTGACTAATGTCTGGTAATTAAATAATGCTTCTAACCTACCCTGTGATATCTCTGCCTGATAAGGTGTATAAGAAGTATACCATGCAGGGTTCTCAAGTACATTCCTTTGTATTACTGGTGGTGTAATCGTGCCATAATATCCTTGACCTATCAAACTTCTTTTAACTTTATTATGTGATGCTATCTCTTTTAATTCTTTGAGTGCTTGATTCTCATCACAACCCTCTATTAAATTTTCTCCTCTGAACAAGATTGAATCTGGTACTATTTCTCTTACCAATTCATCCAAAGAAGAAAGACCCAAATCTTCTAACATTTGAGTCTTGTCTTGGACTGATAGTCCTATGTGCCTGTTTATAAAATCTGATACCATAGAATTAATTGTATCACACTATCTATAAGTGTCAAGCAATTTCATATACTTTATGTTTCTGATGTTCTGGAATGATCTTATTTAATTCAATTGATAATAAACCATTCTCATGTTTGATGCTACCAATCTCTACGTCATCCGAGAGATTAAATCCTCTTGAGAAAGTTCTTGATGCTACACCTTTGTGTGCATACTCCTCTGCATCTGGTTTAGATTCTTGTACTTTTGATTTAACAAGTAATACATTTTGTTGCGTTGATACTTCTATATCATCCTTGTTCCATCCTGCTAACGCAAGTTCGATTCTCCATTTCTCTGTTGATTCTTTAACAATATTATATGGAGGATATTGTCCTGCGATAGTTCCAGATCCATATGCATGGAACCTGTCAAACAAATCATCAAACCCTACACTGTAACGGTTTGCTGCGTCAAATATTTTGTCGATGTCCTTTGTAGTCCATCTCTGTAGATTAGTCATAGTTCTCCTTAAATAAGCGAGTGTAAATTTTGTCCCCGAAGGCGACACTACTATTTAACCTTAAACTTTTGTCTAGGTATTATGTACATCCCGAACATTTTAGTAAGGTTTATCACACCTATATAGTGCAGGATTATATTCCATTAAAACAATGAAAAAATTTATACCTTTATTATTAATCCTTGGTGCTCCTCTTTCTGCTCGTGCAGACATCACTCATAGATTGAGTAGCTCTGTTCAATTACAAACCAACGCAGCAGCAACACAGGTATCAAGAATCGGATCAACATACAGTGTCTCTGGTTCTGGTGTCTCTACAGCTGTAGGAGATGCTGCCTTAAACGTTGGTGGACTAGGAACTCTAACTGATGGTGTAGGACAAGGTTCTATTGCTACTGCAACTCACACTGCAGGGTCAGCGTTCACATTCTCTCAATCATTTATTGAAGGTGACGCTATCGTAACTACTGCTCCTGCTTTAGGTGCTGTCAGTGCATACTCAGACCAGACATCTACTGCTGTAGGTACTGGAACAGGTACTGGTACAGTCTTAAGTTCTGGTGCTTTAACAGTAGTTGGTGGTGGAGATGGTACTCTAAGTACAGGTCAGTTCGTAACTGAATTAGTAATAGACTAGATGACTAATGAAAAGGATACTTGTCATGGTTGTGGGTGCATATGTCCTTGCGAGTGCGAGGACTGCATCAGCTGTGCCTGTGGTGCCAAATTTCACTCAGGGCAGTATGACTTCGGTGACAACCCAGACGGTCACTACGAGTGAGACCATAAATAGTATGGATTACGCTACAGGCTGGACTTATTCGGTAAGTGGCTCTGGCGTAGAATTAGACGGTGGTACAAACGTAGCACCTGACGTGACAACTACACAAACTAATACCGTAGACGGTGTGACTTCAACATGGACTGGACTAGATTTATCAACACAAAACAAACCAAATTGGAAGCAAAGCGAGGCAGGAAACTCGTTCCAATTCACAGAGCATTATTCAGGACCAGGTCTTCAGACTCATACAATAATACAGAGAGATACCACCGTCCAAAGCGTTACAGAATCGACAAGCATATTCTCAAACTGATCTCATTGTGTCTCACAATTGGAACAGCAACCCCATCATTCGCTACAGATGTGGGAGGTGTTTCTGCTACAGCAAATCCAGTCGCTAATTCTAGTGGCTCAGTGACCAACCAGGCAATACAAGTTTTACAAGGACCATATATTACTAATCAATATGGTGATGGTATATCATGTCAAACTGCTACCGCCAATTTTACACCATACATCACCAGAACAGGAACATGGCAAGATCCTTACGAGGAATGGTTCAATGATCCTGTCTACAACAATGCAGATAATGATGATGATAATATACCTGACTCACCAGGTGAGATACTATACTATATCCCTACACGTACAGGTCAAAAGTCTACTCAGAATATTAACTTAGGTTTTAGTGCAACGATATCAATACCATTAGATAAAGAAGCAAGAGATAAATGTATGGAAGCAACTGCATTACATAATGAGTATCGTAGACAACTAACTGCTAACAAACGCCTTGACTTTGAGATAGCCAGGTTAAAAAATTGTGGCCAGATGAAAAAAGAAGGCATAGTCTTCCATCCTAAGTCACCATATTATAGTGTATGTGCTGATGTTATGTTAATAAATGCACCTAATGTAGTAGGTCCTCACAAACATAAGATCACTGCTAATGGTAATGCAGATGATCTAAAAGAAATTTCTATAGGAAATAATTCTAAGTTATGATTTCTTCTTTTTAACTTTTAAAGGAGGTAGTCCTTTCTTCTCACGATATTTGTTTGTCATTATCTCACTCTTAGATAACTCACGATGACTACCTAGTTTTTTCTGGGCGGTAGTTGTGAGTTTTTTAATGATTGGTTTTATGAGTCGTAATAACAATGGTGTTGCAGCAGCTCCTGCTGTTGCAATTACTGCAATTGCTAATGTTGTAGATGCTTGATTTGCAGAGGGTAAAAATTTCTCTACTGGTGTAGTTGGTTCATACAGTGTCACACAGACAGTGCCTTGTAGTTCGTGACCTATAACTTTCTCATCACCCGCTTGTGTTAAGTCACCGACTCTTAGGTTGCCAGGACCAGGACATTCAGTTTCTGTGCCAAGATCACCTGTAGGTGGAACCTCTGGTGGATCTATCTCTGGTGGTGGTTGTACAACTGGTGGTGGTGTGTCTACCTGTATTAATAAATCTTCTGGTGTGTAGTCCAACGCATCATATGTTGGATACTGTCCATCACAAAGAACCCTAACATTAGAAGCATCTTCTTCTTTTAAGTTAGGTTGTTCTCTATTCCTCTTTGCATCAGGGTGAAACTTTACACAACCTGGCATATCAACTATCGGCACACCAATATTAACTACCACTGGTGGTGTCTGTGTATGTGGAACGTAATTATTGTATATGCTAGGTGCAGGTATCCTAGGTATGTCTACGTTTTGTACCCCGATCTTAGGTATTTCCATGTGGTTTATGATCCTTCATACCATCATGGTTGCCATCACCAGGCATCTTACCAAAAGCAACATACTCTATTGCTTGAATCGAACCTTCTAGTCTTGCTAGTGCTCGTTCATTCTTTACATACTCTTCGTATGCATCTTTCAATTCATTGTTTCTAGCAGACAACTGTATAGTTCTCTTAGAAAATCTCTGTAGCAGTTGTTCGCTACTCTCTGTTGATTTCATAATTTTAATTTAACAATTTTTATTTAGGTCTTCTGCCATATTGCCACCGATCTCAGCACCTTGGTTTCCACCAAACATTGCTATCCAACCTGCAGCAACCCAACCGACAAAAGGTATAGAAGAAACAGTAGGAGCAGCAGCTGCACCTACGCTAGTTCCAACCAGTCTCCCAGTTCCTTCTGCTGACCCGATTGCTTTAACGCATGCTTCACTTTGTCTAGCAGCAACTATCTCTGCTGTCTGCTCTGCTGTCAAACCAGGTTTGCCATCTAACCACGACCTATGATTAGATACTGCACCACCTTGATTGGTCTGACCATCCATGAAGTATTCTTCAGTAATCTGAGTTGTCTCATTTGCAAGACCTAAGAAACCACCTTTCTCTTTGATGTCCTTACTAATGTATGCAGTCTTAGGATCGTTTGCTTTAAAAGAAATCCTATATCCATCTTTAGTCACCTCTGCCTGATAAGTAGAGTAATCTGTTGTAGGAATATTAATCGTAGGTAATGGTGCTTCTTGTTGTCTAGACACAAGTAAACCTATCATCCCTATATGAGATAGACCAAAAAGACTGCCTACCAGACCTAATGATATCCATTTTAACTTGTTCATTGTTCTAGAAAGGTAGAGGTATTGCTGGTCCTGTAGTATCTGGTATTGCATCTGTAATACCACTGCCTATGTCAGGCATTACTGAACTCATTACTTTTTCTTTTACACTATCAATGATAGCATCCTTCTGTAGGTATATGAATACACCACTACCAACAACTGTTAATGATACTACACCGCTTAAGATAGCGATTCCGTTAATAATTTTTTGCATGATTACTTAGTGTCTGGGACAATTTTTACAGGACCAGATTCGATCCTTATAGTTTGAGCAGGTGCAGTCTCTGATGCCTTAGCAATAAGAAACTCCATATCTTTCTTAGATATGTTAGCACTACCACCACCATCACTATTCTTTTTCTTACCACCCGCAGCGACCCCGAAGGTAGCTAAAGTTCCTGTGAAGACCGAAGCTATGAAAGTTGGATCAATTTTATCTCCTTGTTCATAACCTGGTATTTTAACGTAGTTCAAAGTTAAGATCCCTGCGGACCACACAAGAACTATCACTCTTATCAGTGTCGCTAAGTATGCTAGTTGCTCCTCTTTATCATCAACACTTTCTTTAATCTTGCCGATGATACCTTTAGGTTTTTCTTTTACTTCTGCCATGATATTTGATGGTTATCTATCTACTATATATAGATTTCCTGATATTGATACTCTGTAGTCATCTGAGGTATAAAATGGATTAACTCCGTGGTACATTCTAGAAGGAAATAATACCATTTTCCATTCATAACTTTCATCTAATGGAATGTGATTAGCATCGATTCCACCTAGAGGACTATTCCATTGAAGTTGAAATGAAGATGTCTCTTGTCCATTACACTTATCATATCTCTCCAACTCTTTCTTAATATCATATGGTATCTTTACCCAAATAGCAAACGAAAAAATACCAGAATGAATATGTAAAGGATTAAAATCATGTTTCTTTTGATAGTTGACCCATAATTTTTTCAATTCAAAGTCTACCTTCTCAGGATCATGAAGTTCTTCTCCTCCACCCATACTCAAAGTGGTACCGAACTCTTTAATATAATTCCAACTTAAGTCTTTTGTGAAAGCTTTAGTATGTTCCTTTATAGGAATATGCCATGACTGTTCAAGATGCCCACCTAAGGTAGAGCGAGCATCATCACCTTTTTCATTTATACAAGACTCTAACTCAGCACGAACTGTATCAGGAACTTCAGCGAAGATCCAACCAGGTGACTTAATCCACTCTGGTCTCCAACGATAGTTATCATTCACTAGGTGGTTTCTTTTTACCTATATTATATTTGGACTCAAGCGTCCAGTCATGCTTTTCTTTATATGCAATCACTTTGATCTGACTCAAAGGTGCTGCGTCTTTAACTTCATCTACCTTTACGATCTCTACTAGACCCCAATCAGATAGAAGTTTAATAATTCTATTTCTTCTTTGTATATCATTCTCAGATAAGTTTGCTCTCTTACCATCGAGTGCAAATAGTTCTTTGAAATGAACAATATAATACTGCCCTTTCTTATGCAGTATATGACATGATTGATATAACTTCTTTTCTTTTCTGGATGCTACCCCAATCCTTGTAAGAGTCTCTCTAACCTTCAGAAAATCATCAGGTTCTTTTAGAGATATCTCCACCATATCATCCTTAGTCCACGGTACCTCAGTAATCATTTCTTACCCCCTTTGTTCAGTTTGTCTTTAATGTAATCAATTTGGTTTGGGGATAGGATCCTTAGTGCTTGTATTGCTTTGTCTGTACTATATCCATAGTACTTTTTCACAAGGTCGAGATCATCTATCTTCTGTTTTTTACCCCAAGGAGAGAATCTCCTTTTAGGTCTAACAATATGTATATAAAAATCATATTGCATTTTATGATCTAAGAATGAATACTGATTCATCTCATTAGCATACATCACAGTGTCCATATGCTGTGACATGCACTTGTTAATTATGTAAGGAGGATACTTTGCTTTCCATGCAGGATCACTATCTTCTCCCATAAGATCATTCTTATTGAAGTTGATAGAATTTAGATAATCTTTTAGAGGATAGCGTTCATCATATGCCATAGTTAGTTAATACAAGTTCTTTACGTTGTTGTTGATCTTTCATATAATCTCCTACTGATCTCATTGTATATGTGTGATCGTATTCATGTGCTTGCCAACTATGAAATCTATCCTTTATTAAATTAGACGAATTATAAGACACCATCTGATCTCCTGCAGAAGTATTACATGTGTGAGCAAACTCATCATGATCGAATCCTTTGTGCATACTACCTGACTTACCATACAACTTAGGTTTAATTTCGTATGGAGGATCTAAGTAAGTAAAAGTCTCTTTACTATTTGGCATCATGTGAAGATAACTAAGATGAGTTATAGACCACCTCTCAATTACTTGTTCATAGAATCTAAGTTTTTCAATGCCTCGCATTGAGAAGTTTGAATCTGATGCTTGAGGAGAAAATGATGAAGACTCAGAGAGACCACTAAAACTACATTTATTAATAATATAGAATGAAACAGCGATATGGAAATCTTCTTTTTTATTTTGTGCAAGATAATCTTTTGCATCATTGAATAATCCTCTTGCTAATGATGGATCTGGGTATCTTGTTTTTAATTGTACAAGTTCATTGTACAACTCAATACCTTGAGTCTGTAAGATTCTCCAGAATGTTGCTAGAGGTGTGTATAAATCATTGACCCATATGTCTAGATGAGGATACATCTGTGACACATACAAAGCAACGCTACCACCTCCTAAGAATGGTTCACGAAACTCTTTATAATTATGAAAGTCTGGAAAGTATTGTGCCATCTTCTTTACAGCACGAGACTTCCCACCAGGATATCTTAGTGGAGTTTTAAGATACATCGAAACTACACTCCACCATAATTTGAGTTAAACATGCCAATAGGTTAATCTCTTGATCAACAACAAATGCTGCCTTGTACTGATAGTCTGCAATAATTAATATTGCTGCAGGTATACTTGGAGGTGTCATGATAGTAGCAAGACTATCATATAACATTCTCATAATAGATTGAGGATCACTATCTATATTTTGTGTGACCCACTTCTTGACATCATTAAATTTCTTTGCTCTCAATGATGCAACTAAAGTATCAATCTTAGCATCCCCTAAGGTAGCAAGGATACCAGTATCAATACTTCCAGTAGATGCATACCTTTGTAATTCATTTAAGGTACGTCTAAAGTCTGGGAAGTATTTGTTGACAACCTCAGCGAGAACTTTCTCTGAGAAAGTGACCTCTTCGGCAACAAGGATACCTTTACATCTTGCAAAGAATGATGCTGCAAGTTGCTGTTTCATTTTACCACGAACATTGAAATCTATTACAGTTGTTCTGCTGTGTAGTGGTTCAATGATCTTGTTCTTAAAATTACAAGTAAATATAAATCTACAATTCTTTTGGAACTCTTCTATCGATGCACGAAGTAAGAGTTGTACATCTGGGGTAGTGTTGTCTGCCTCATCAATGATAAGGACTTTATGCTTTGCTCCTGCTGTAAGTGAAACAGTCGCTGCAAAGTTCTTTGCTTGGTTTCTGACTGTATCGAGGAATCTTCCTTCATCGGATCCATTGATGACATAAAAATCTGCTCCTAATTCATTACATAATGCTTTCGCAATAGTTGTTTTACCGACACCTGCTGTGCCTGATAAAAGTAAGTTGGGAATCTCACCCTGTGCTACGAAACTTTGGAACGTAGTCTTCACATCTGGTGGTAAAATACAGTGCTCAATATTCTTTGGTCTGTACTTTTCCACCCATAAAAAATCACTCATAATTTAGGATAACCAATTTGGTTTGCGGGATGGGTCACGAAGATAATTAGATGCAACCCAAGGTTTGCTGCCAATGTAATTCTTGTAAGCAGTAAAAGTGTCAATGCTTGTGTCATGTTTATATTCATCAGGCATTGCCCTTGTAAAGTTAGTAGGTGGTGGGCAGTCAGGGAAGATAATGTCAGCACACTCTATAGTGTATTGACAACTATGTACCTTGTTATATCTGTGTGTATATTCTGCACACAATGCTAGACCATGGTCAATCAACCAACGAAAGTTAGTCTGTGCCCAGATAGTACAAGGGTGATTACGAAATGCACCTTTGTCTGTCTTGTATGGTTCACCATCTACCTTAGGTAGTACACCAAAACCATGACCCCACTTTTCAGATGCTACAATAGATAGCATTTGACAAGTTTCTAGGGGCATTTTGACAACATGTTTGTCGGGTA